TGTTGCACGTGGAACCTGAACTGTTAACCGTCGCGCCTTCGACCCGCTGCGGGCGCACTAGGCCTAGCGTGCCATCGGGCGGTCCCAGGGTGTAGGCACTAAGTCCGGTCAGGATGTAATCCGCAGGCTCGATGCTGTAGATCATCAGCCGCTCTAGATGCCAGGCGTCGACCAAATCGTTTAGGGCCCGTAGCCCATCGTCTAAAGCATCATCGCTGGTCTGCTGCCCGCTTCTCAAGACACCTAACGTGCGATAAGCATCATACAGAAGATTGCGTACGCTAACTCTGGGCATATGTTATGATCCCCTCGTCCTGTGCTCGCTGGCCTCATTGAAGCAGGGTACGCAGAGCGTTATCTATTGCTTCGTCGCGTAATTTCCGCGGGCACAGGACTTAAGCCGCCTGTACCTTAGCGCTGTCTTTTCGTACGAGCTGTTTGTTAACAAGATCCAATTCCCACTGGCCTTCAAGTGAGTGCTGAACAATCAGCAGATTGAACGCTCCTTGCATCTCGCTCTCGATCTGCCGCCGCAACGCCGCACCCCGCTCGAAGAACTGGCAGGTCTTCTCGTCGAGCTCGAGCGTGGTCATTTCAAGCAGCGATGCCATGGGCGGTTTTCCAATCAGCGGCCTGCTGGTCAGTGACGTCGATATCCGCAAATCGCGGCATGAATGCTGCGATGATGCTTTCAATCTGCCCGCTCAGAGCAACTTCCTTCGCGTCGTTGTTGTAGTTGAGAAATTCCCAGATATTGGTGACAGTCGCGGGGTCTTGCATAAAGTAGCCCATCGTCCTCGACACATACGCATCGATCTGCTGCGGGATGCGCTCTGCGACGATGCGCGTCTTCACCCAGACTTCATCGGGCGCGGGGGGGATAACCTGCGCGGTCACGGAACCGGCCCACGCATTGAGCCCCGCGGCGTTGCGCTTCATTACCGCGGGCGATGTCCGGTATTGCTCGATCAGGATATTGTTCTGTGCCATCTATGCCGCCTTCACAAAGCCGCTGCCATCCACGCTGAGAGTCTTCAGCGAGCCGCCGAGAAACATCATGATGGAACCGTCATCATTCCAGCGCATACGTTCGGTAACCGTCGCGCTCGAACCGGCCGCGCCGGTTGGTGTGTGAAACCACTGCACATATCCGGTTACGGCATGGAATGCGAGTCCTGGCCCAGCCTCAATACGAGTTGTATTCGTCCCATCCCAGCGCACATTCAACGTCAGACCAAGAAAAGAAAGCCCCTCTACGCGGCCGTTGGTAAACACCGGAGCCTGCACCAGGCCGGAAAAAGCCGATACGCCGCTGTCATAGAAAGTAAGCCGGCCGGGTCCCGGCGTTGCGACCGCCCCCCCGGTCCCGTTTGACGCGGTGTACAGCACGGAAGCACCGTCCGTCCGCGGCTGCAGGATAAAGCCAGACCCATTGGCGATGTACCGCCAGTTGCTGCCGTCCCAGGTCAGGTTGCCGTTGAAGTGCGAACTGACCGGAACCTCTATATCTTTCGCAACCCGCACATTTCCCGTGATTGCGTTGATCCGCATCCGCTCCGGATACCCGGACCCGACTCCAAATACCATGTCCAGGCTTGCGCTCCGCAACCATCCGCAATCGACATAGGCCGCGTTTGACAGCCCGAAGCCGGCACCATCGATGTTGCTGCTCCATGGCGTCTGCAGCCCGAGAATCGTGATGTTGGTACGGTTGTTACCCGACGAATCGTCCGAAGCGCTTACACCTGCCCCGATGAAGTTCAGGCTGGCCCGTGCCGGTAATGCCGATCCCTCGTCCTGAATCGTAGCGGTAGGCCCAGCCGGCCCGGTTGCGCCTGTTGGCCCCGTTGGCCCCGTCGCACCTGTCGCCCCCGTTGCTCCAGTTGGTCCAGCAGGCCCGGTGGCGCCAGCAGGCCCAGCAGGCCCAGCAGGCCCGGGAACGGTCGAAGCGGCCCCCTCCGGCCCCGCTGGCCCCGTAGCTCCGGTGGCTCCGATCGGGCCCGTAGGACCCGGCACGGTCGATGCCGGTCCTGTAGCACCAGTTGCTCCGGTAGGGCCGGGTGGACCCACGGGACCGGCGGGACCGGGAACGGTCGAGTCTTCCCCTGGAGGGCCTGGTAAGCCCATCTCTCCTGGAGGTCCGGGAGGTCCGGTAGGCCCAGCCGGCCCAGTGATAGAAGTGAGTCCAGCCGATAACCGCTGCTGTCCCAGCGTGACCGTGAAACGATGGATCTCCGTCAGCACACCCGTCAGGCGTTGCTGGCTGAGTACCGCGTTCAACTGCTGCGGAGGGCGAATCTCAGGCATTATGCGCCTACCCTTGTTACTTCGTTGGTGAGTTTCACTTTGCCTTTGATCACCGTGATGATGGCTCCCGTTGGCGTGGTCAGTTGCAGATCCCACACGTAGGCGCCGCTGAGTGTAGCCGTCACCGTGTGCGAGATCGCGAGCGTGACGTTCGGAGAGGCGACTGCGGTGGTGATCTCCACCGCAACATCAGGCTCCTCATCGGCAACAGCCCGGCGGATCTGCGCCTTGGCCGTATGCGCCGTAATATCCGCAGGCGTGCCGTCCTCGTTGCGTACGGTCACGACTCCCGCAAAATCGTCTCCCTGGTACAGGATTAGATCGCCGTTGCTGATCGCCATGTTGTTATTTCGCTTGTGCAGAAGCTGCCGCGCCTGGTTGTGTCTCGCCTAACACCAAAGCGTTTAGCGCGGTGATGGCCTGCTTCGATTCCCCGGCCACGCCCAGAACAGCCTGATCGATAGGCCGCCCGTATTCGGGAGCTAGCTCGAGCGCCAACGCGTACGTCAGCGCCCGTTCGTAGCCATCCGGCAGAGCTATCGTGGTGGCTAACGAAGCGAATTGCGTGAGTGGGGTATAGCTATAAACCTCGAGCGTACCCCCTGTCGGTCTGGGAGAGAGAGACACCGTTGCGCTGGGGTATTGATAATCACAGTACATGGCTTCGGCAAACAGCCCCGTACGTGTCTTGTCCATCACCGCGGCCCAGCCGACGGCATCCACCAGGACCGGTGCCTGGGTAGCCCCACCGGTGGCGATCACCTGGGCGCTCTTGATGCGCCGCGGCCGCGTTGCCAGCGTGTACGTTGCCGCTCCCGTCAGGGTCACCGTCTGAAGAGAAACACCGTAGAGCGGGAGTTGTTGTGCGTTCCAGTTCGCCAAAATACCGTTGAGCGAAATCAAGGCGTCATCCCGCTCAACGCTCGCCGGCGTTTCTCCTGCGGCTATCACACCGATCAGGCGTAAGGCACGGTCAATGAGGTCTTGTACTGTCATGAATCTCCACCCAACCCATGCGCTTCGCGTTTTCCCGGGCTTGCGGTGTATCGAGCACCTTAATGCTGCGTTTACACCGCATTCGGTAAACGATAAATTTAGGGCGCGGCTTCTCCTGGCTTGCGGTAGGCGCGGGTTCCTGGGTCATCCGGATTCCCCGTAACTGACGGCATCTTGCGTCTCCAATCATCAGGTAGCTTTTCTTGCGCGTAGGACTTGGCGCGGGTTGCCTCATCAGTGCGCTGGGCGCCTTCGAGAGCTGCCTGAATCGCAGACATGATCTTGCGCCTTGCCGGGTCCTTACGGTCGAGCCGGATGATCAGCGCATCCTCCTCATCAAGCTCATGGATGGCAAACGGGATAGATGTGGACTTGTGCTCCCGGTCTCGCTTCTCCTTGTCGCGTCTTTCAGTGGTCGTATGCCGCGTCGGTGGTGTTGCGAGATGGTCGTGCTCCGGCTGCTCTGACGCGTTCATCAGGATCTCTCCTTCTTCGTGTCAGCACTCTTCGCTTCAGCGCCGTGGTTCTTCTTGTTGCCCGCCTCATGGTGAGTGGCGTGTTCTCCCTGCGCTCTAACTTCGCCACGATTGCGGCGTTCGTCGTCTTCCTCACGGCGTTTGCGAACCTGCTCTTCCGTCTCGGTCGGATGAATTCGCGGACGTGGCAACTCAGTCGGGCTGATCGCCCGCGTCGGGGCATTGTCGGCGTAGCAGTCAAGCGCCTGGTTGAGTTGTACGTAGTCGAGGCTGAGCCGCCGGCTATCCCGGATCGCTTCCGCCTTGTCCTGCAGCGTAAAGTTGGTGCTACGCGTCGTGCGCGACATCTGCGGGTCGGTCGATCCATGTGGTGCATCCGCCCACGGACCGCCTTCCGCGCTGCCCTGCGCCGTTTCCTCTTCCGGGTTGTTGACTACCGCGGTGTCCCCGTTCGGGGCGAACATCATTTTCGGGTAGTCCTTGTGGATATATTGAAGACTCCACCCATCGGGTTGGATCGCTTCAAACTCCTCTTTGCTGCCGATCACCCGGGGCTCTTCCGTCGCGTGATAAGCCACTCGAGGCCAGGGCTGCGCCTGGAAAGGCCCGGCGGACGTGCTGAAAGCGAACCCGGTGGGGTTCAATGTATTGGTGCCGTCAAATTCTTGTGCCATATCATAATCTCCTTTCCTAAACGGTTAGCTGATGATCCTACAAGCCAACTCTGGGTAAACGGGCGCGAAACCATAAAGTATGTCGAGCCTGGTCGGCCACGCGTCGTCACAGATGCTGTACTGACGAATCATGCGAATCGACAACCCCAACTGCGAGTCGCTGACACGCGCTGCTTTATCCACGCCATCGGGCAGGGGTAAATCCGCGGAAGCGAAAGTGAATGCGTCCTTATGAAATGCAAGGGCTTGCGAGGTGACCTGACCGGCCGTGAACGTCATCGTTAGCGGCGTTCCACCGGCCGGTGAAGCAGTTACGGTTTGCGTGGCACCGGTGGCGACGATCGGCGGATAGATCGGCACCGTTGCCGTGCCGTCGGCGGCTGAGGAGACATCTGCGGTGACGGTAAATGTACGTAGATACCCGAGCGTCTGACGGTTCTGCCCATTGACCGCATTCACGCCGGCTAAGGTGAACATGTCCCCTTTCTTAAGACGTGGGGCCGCAGCTGCAGTGAAGCCCGATACCAACAGGTTGCTGCCAACTTGCGAACCGCCCGAAACCACCGGAGCGCCGCCGTAAGCCCCTGCCGTGTGGGTCCACACGTTTTGATCCATACACCATTTGAAGCCCGCCGTGAGCCCCATGGTGCCTTGTTCATATTGATCTTCAATTTGTGACGCGCTTTGGAATAACCCTTTTAATGAGTCCACAATTGTTGCTTGCTGGATCGGATTAACTACGATGGCCCGCTGGTTGTCGCGAGGCGCCATATTGTCGTCCAAAGCCACTCCCGCCATCAGATAGGTCAAAAGTGCATTGGGGACGACTCCGGCGGTGCCCACCACATTCGGGACCGTCGAGTACAGCGACAACAAATCACGGTCGATTCTATTGGCAACTACAGCGATTGCTGGCTTCAAGATACGATCCGAGAAGTCATCAATCGACAACGCCATCTCGGCGGAGGTGAAGCTCATATCCACACCGAACTGCGTTGTGAGGCTCAACGGAACAGAGGTCTCGACTACATCTTCAATCGCGCAGGTTCGACCCACACGCCCGATGTACTTTGGTGGCTTGCGGATATTCAGGACACTGCCGATCTTCGCTCCGCTGCGGGCGAACTCGTCGGCATAGGTTCGTCTGATCTGCTTCGCAAAGCAGAGGTTGTTTTCAAGAACACGCGCAGCTTCGCGTGTAATCATTGACATCGTCAATAATGTATTTCCAGCCATCCAGGCTCCTTCTGCCTCCCGGCAGTAGCTCCGTTGGGCCCTAAAGGGATCTCCCTTTTAGGGCGAATCAGTTATTTGGTTCGCTAGACGTCTATCTCACGACGGTCGCCTAGCGCTGCTTCCGCGCTTTGATCGCCTGCTCACGGGCCCGTTTGAAATCCTGGTAGGGAAGCTCATCGAGCGAACGGGTGACTCGGCTGCCGGACACGCTTTGACCCACCGGCCGGATGGGCGCGGGCGCATCGGATGCCACTTTGCGCGGGGCTGCCGCTGTTTGCTTGATCGATCCTCGAAACTCGCCCAGAGCGCTTACGCCCTCCAGCGGGTTCGGGATCTCGACGATCTTCTGGAACTCCTCCGGGTGGCGTGCCAGCTCGTAAGCCAACTTCGCCCCGTTTGGGTCCCGCTTGATCGCCGCTTCAATCCACGGCGGCATAATGATGTGGGACACGCTCTCGAACGTATCTTCGAAATCGGCAACGTTCTTTCGCAGTTCCCCAATCCCCTGGTACCAGCGCTGATCGATCTCAGCTTGCGCCTTCTGCTCCTGGTACTGACGCTGTGCCTCGACCCGGGATTTGAGCTCCTGCTCGATCTCCTGCCGAGCCTCGTAACGGATCACAGCCCGGTTATAGGCCTCGTAGTCGTTGGGGTAATCCTCGGCTCTCGGGGGGCCTGCGGGCTGCTGCTGTTGTTGCGTGGGTTGCGGTGCGTACCGCTGGCGCTCGGCTTCGAGCTCCCGGATACGCTGCTCCCGCTGCTCGTTCTGCGCTTGCAAGCGCTCGATTTTACGCTGAAACCCACCCTTCGGTTTCTTCTGCTCCGCAGCCGGCTTGTCGGAATCCTCTTCGTCCGGCTCCTCGGGTTCCTCCTCTTCGGTATCGGGATCCTCGAGCGGAACCGGAGTGGGCTTTCCCGCCTGCTCTTCGGGGGGCGCTTCGATGCCGGCGGCGGCGTTGACCGCTTCCTGGCTGTCGGTGGTGCTGGATACGACTAGAGACATAAGTTTTAGTACTCGGGTTCTATGGCTGATTTGCTAAGGTTGGGGCGTGCAATATAACTGGAACGGCCAGGCGCTAAACGTGGAATACACCTTCTACGATGTCGATGAAGGGCAGCCAGTTATCTCGGTCGATATCGACTCCATCGAAGACGCAGGCGGAAACCCGGTCACCGTCCCGCGGGACGTTCTCGTTAGAATTTCTCTCGCTGCTTTTCGTCACCAGAAGCTGCAAGCCCGGCAAGAGTGGATAGAGTGGACAGCCCAACAGCGCCCGCGCCCAGCTCAAGCAACGGAATCTTCCCCTGCACGTAAGCCTGTAATACCTTTTCCGGGGTAGTCCCCATCTGGTATGCGGTATAAGCAATCCGGCTCCCGAGCGTTCTGAGGATCGGTTCCCCGGGACTGCCCAGCCCGGTAACATCGCTCGCACCGACCCACTGCTTCTCCTGCCCCTGCCCGACAGTAAGCCCCATCGGATCGGTTACCTTCCGCTTGTACGCATCCTCGGCGTACCCGTACTCGTTCGGGCGGGGAGCTTCGTCCCACCATTGCGGCTCTTTCTTCGCCTGCCGCATAGTGATCTTACCTTCCGCTAATTCCTTCTGCAGGTTCCTGACTTGCTTGGTTCCGTCCGGTAGTTCCTTCTCGAACCGGGTCTTCAGGAACCGGGGATCCCCGGAAGCCATCCCGAGCGCTCTCCAGTAATGCCGGTCCGCTGTAACCACATTCTCGTTACCGCCGAGGTTCTGCACGTAGGAAGCACGCTTCGGATTATCCAGCGGATTGAAGGTTCCCTCGCGAAATCCTTTGGAGGCATCACGATGCGACATCCAGAACTTATGCCCATACCCTTTCGGCGGCCCACTCTCCGGTATCGGCAAGCCTTGCTGGTCAAGATAGTTGTAAAGACTGCCGATCTTCAGGTTGTCCGGGACCTTTGCACTGGTCGAGGTGGCGGCAATATACTCGAGCTGCTTCTGCATCTTTGCCGGCGCCAGTTCCGGCCCCCACTCTTTTACATACTCGTCGTACAGCGGGCCTGTGCGATACCAGGAGTCCGGCATCTTCTGCATCCCCGCGTTGATCCACTCCTGCAACTGAGCAACTACCTTGGGCTTACGAAAGGCAGCAACTGTACGGTCAATATCTGCTCTCCCTACCGGTGTACGCGGGAGCGGGCCTGGCGGAAATACACCAGCGGGCTTGGCGGTCGCAAGATCGAATAAGGTCGCACCCGCATCCGGATTTTCCTTGCGCCATGGCCCGTATTTGATTCCCTCGCCCGCTTGAAGGCGTTCCGCCGCCCTGAGCACGTTCTCGCCTGTCAGAGCCCCTTCCCCGATAATCCTTCGGGGCGGTAGCCTCTTCCCGGCGGGGTTTTTTGCCATCGCAAGCAGTGAAAGCGGAATCCCGGATTCCTGCTCCATCGCTCCCATTGGGAGCATTGCCATGTCTGCTAAAGACATCGGTGGCAGCGTCGGCTGCAACCCCGGCTCCTGCCATAACGACTCCACTTCAGACGGCGTCATGTTGCGACGTTCGCCCGTCTGAGGCACACTGCCTGGAACCGAAGCAGGCGGCCCACTCAGACCCTGCGGCAACTTCAGGGCAGGTACATCCGGTAAATCTAATGGGCTGTCCGACTCGTCCGCAATCACCTTGCCCTGGCTGTCGATCAGCCGCTTCCCGTACCACCGGGGCGCATCGTCCGTTGCATACACCGACTGGTTCGAGAACGTTGGGTGGTTCGGCAGCTTATACGTGTCCGGCCAGTGCCCCCGTGGATCAGCAACCGCACCCGGATTCGCCTTCCACAGCCCCCGCATGTCGTAGTCTTCATTCCAACCCGGCTCGAGACGTACCTTATTCCGCTTCGCCCAATCCTGAAACTGCACCTCCTGCATCGGTTCCAGCTGCGTCGGTGACAGATACTCGACATCGAGCATGTGCTTCCCGTTGCGGGCGAGCAACAGCCGGATCTTCTCCGCATCGGTGCCTGGAAGCAGGTCCGGATTCTCCTCGCCAGCCACATACGACAAAATCTCCTTGTCGTCATAACCGGCCTTCCGGGCCCCCGCAACATCAAACGCTGGCATAGGCGTTAATCTTCTCGTTCAAACGCCGTCAGCGGCGGTCGAACCGGGCCGTTCTGCTTCATCTTCTCCGCTACCAGCCGCGTCTCCGCGTTCAGTTGCGCGATCGATTCCTGGCTGTCCACCTTCGACTCGGTAGTCGCTACCGTCACACGGTTCTTTTGCGAGTCTCTCGACTGATCGCTCGCGAGCTTCTGCTCGAGCATCGCCATCTTACTTTGGATGTCCCGAGCCTGCATGCGTTCACTCGCGTCCATCTGAATCTTCTGAACGTTAAGTGCTTCCGTTGCCTGCTGCAACGCTTCGTTCAATTGCTGGTTCTGCTGCTGCAATTGACTAATCTGCTGCATCGCCGCCGGCGGTAACTGCTCCTGTCCCTTCGGTGGAATATTCGGCGGCCGCACCCGCTCGGCGATCGCATCCGCCATCGGCCAGTCCTGCGCTTCGACATACAGGTCGGCATACTGCGGCACCAACTCCGGTGCCACCTGCGCAAATCCCAGCATGCCCTCCCGGGATTCCTCCCGCTTGGTCTTGTACGAAGGCCCGACATCCGCCACCACGTCGTAACGGCCTAGCCCCAGGTCGTACAACCGCTGGATGCCCTGATCGTCGAACGGCATCCCCACCGGAATCTGCTTCTCCGTATTATCCGAACCAATTATCCGGATAATCCGTCCGGGCCGGTCGTATATCTTTGGGATTAAATCAATTAATACCCGGGTCTCGTGAGTGATCGCAATCGCGAGGTTGTCGGAGAAGTGGTAGTTGGCGACATCGCCCTGCAGCTGCCGTGCCTTGATCGCTACCCCGGTGGTTTCGTTGCTCCGGTTCCCGAGGCTCGCGTCGTACACGCCAGTGGTCGCTTTTAAATGATCCACGGTCTGCATCTGCGCCACCGTGATCGACTGCACCGGTGGCTCGTACACCTGCCGCTGGGGCGGCGGCACCATCTCCTGACCTACGCTCTTCGGCTTGTACTGCAGGTACGCAAACGTCTTGCTGTTTGCCTGCGCCCACTCCTTTTCATGGTTCTCTATTTGGCCTTCAGCCACGATAAACGGGGCCTTCGGGGCAAGCGCGATGATCTCGGTCTTCGCCGACTCCCAGTAATTCAGCATTCGCTGGGCGTCTTTCGCGTGCCGCACCATGCCCACCATACTGACCTTGCCATCCACGTCGTACTCTTCCCCAACCACACCAATCAGAGGGATGTACTTGCCCGGCCACTCCGCCTGCTCGAGTACCTTCTCCCCGTTGATCACCGACCATTCCACATAGGGCACGTCGACCGTGCGCTTGCGAATTACCGGCACTCCTTCCGGCGCTTCCTTAAGCGGTAATACCGTGCCGTCCTGCAGCATCACAATCGTTTCCTGGCGCGTGTGCCGGCAGAAATACTCGGCTATCCTGACCCCACCTTCCCAACGCCACACCGGGGATCCATCTCCATGCGAGCGGTAATCCTCGGCGCTCGACAGGTCCTCGTCGGGGTAGCGTTCCTTGTACGCATCCTCGGTCAGGTCTTCGACAATAAACGCGTACTTCGCATCGGAGTAATCCGGTTGCTGGCAGCTCGGGTCCATGTAAACCGTCTGCGGATTCTTGATCCTCTGTACGTAGATCTCCTGATCGAAGGTGTTCCCCTCGACATACTTGGTGACAATCCGATACCACCCGCGCCCGCATACCGCGGCATAGAACGCAGCATAACTGCGTGCCGCATCAGCGTTGCTCTGGGTCTCGATGTGACGCAGCAGGCCTTGCATTACCTCTGCGGTCTTCGTGTCCCCTTGCGCGTCTACCGGGCTTACCTTGGGCGCGGCCTTGAGTTGTTTGAGGTTGTTGCTGACTTGATGCACGAACTGCGGCAGCCGGTTAATCGTGAGGCACGGACGATGATCGAGTTTGCGATGAGTGGCGATTTCCTGGGCCCACTGGTCCCCGTCATAGAAGCGGACGTCATCGAGCGCAATTTTTCGATACTCCGCTTCATACACAGCGACCAGATCGAACCGGGCCCGTGCCGTCGCCAAGAAATCTTCTGTGTCCTTTTTAGAAGGCGCAGTTTTCCTCTTCGCTTCAGCGCCGGGTAAGCCCGGGAGCAGCGCTTGCGCGGTCGCGTAATCTGACATCGTTAGAATTGTGCTGTGGAACGGAAATTAGGGGAGAACCGCCAGTATCAATGCGCTGAATGCGGCGGCGAGTTTGTATCGGAGAGATCCGACGATGACGCCATCGCGGAAAGCGACGAGCTATTCGGGGGCGAAGCTCAGGACTGGGCGGTATTATGCGATGTGTGCTTCAAGCAGGTAATGCAGCACTCCACATCCTGACTACTTTTTCTTGAGACGCTTAGCTTCCGAGAGGGCGATCGCCACAGCCATTGGCTTTCGGGTCACGGTTTGCCCGGAACTGCTCTTGAGTTCGCCGCTCGCAAACTCATCCATCACCTTTGCAACCTTTGCCTTCCCCGCCGGTTTCTTCTTCGGCCTGGCATGTAACGATTCTTCACTGCACGCGGTACACATTCCCATAGCGTTCTCCTTCTTCGCTTTAGCGCCTAGCTCATCCAACCGGTCGAGGCATAACTGCGCTCCGGTGTCAGGTACTCCCGGTCTTCATCCTTTACCGCGGTCGACTTGGTTTGAATCACGTTGTGGAGCTCGACACACACATAGCGAAGCGCATCCATCAGGTGGTCGCGAGCCTTCACTACCTTGCCACGCTCGTCCCGGCGATACAGGCGCAGTTCACTCAACGTGTTCGCCAGCGACGGGAAGATCTTCAATCGCCCCGAACTCATCCGCGTCATCACGTGGTAAATCCCCGACTCGACCGCATTGTCTGCGGGCGTCAGATCTAACCCGAGATCGGTGTACATCTGCAGCAGTTCCCGCCCGTCAATCTGCCCTCTACCTCGCGCTGCGGGGTCAATCGCGCCCCGGATCCATTTGCCCCGCGACTGAATCGCTTGCACATGCACCACGGGCTCGGCTTCACCCCGGTAATGCTCGGACCAGCAATACAGCACATCGGTGTCCCGGTTCAACGCCACCCAGACTACAGCGGTCCTATTCCAGCCCACATCCATACCGTACGCACGCGGCCAGTGATCGGGAATCGGCATCTCAGGCACCACCAGATCCGACTCCGCAACCGGGTAGATCGCGCCCGAACCTAAACTCGGAATGCCCTTGCTGCGGGCCTCACGCTGATAAGCGGGGATCGATTCCCATAGCTCGTCTTTAGCCTGCTGCGACAGATGGGGCACGTCGTCCCACGTCGCGTGGATAACAAACTTACTCATCGGATCTCAGCAGATGCAGCAGGTGCTTATCAATGCGTTGTACGCGACCGTCCTCGAGCGTTACTTCTACCCGACCCAGCCCCATCACCTTCGTTATCGTGCCGATCTCGTTCACCTTGGCGTTGGGGGTGTCTCGCAGAAACCGGGCCCGGGTGATGCCCACATCAATCCACATCCCGCCCGCACTACCCATCTGCACAAACAGCGGCTTGTCATGGAAGCGAGTCCCGCCGAGGCGCATTTTCACTGATGATCCCACTCCCCGGTTTCGTTCGCTGTGTGCTGATGGCAAGGGCACAGACACGGGGCACTGCAGTACTCACATGTCTCGTCGCACTCGTCATGCCGCTTGTGATAACAAGCCGCTGAGTTGTACTCATGCATGAAATCTGCCATTGGTTAAATCCCGCGCTAAAGCGAAGTAAAACAAATGGCCGACTTGGTAGTAAGCCGGCCGTTTGTTTCACTTTTGAACGATGGACAACAACAACGATAGAGAATACAGAGATGCCACACTCTGCACCTGCATTATACCCGTTCCGCGGGATCAGACGGCCGCTGCCGGTATTCCATCCGGTTTCGCTCGACCTTGCCCAGCCGCAGCCGATGCTCGACCGACGCCACCCCAATCTTTAAACGATTCGCGATCTTCTGATAACTCAAGCCCTCACGGTACAACTCACAAACCGCATCAATCTCCGCTTGCGTTGTCTTCTTGTGCAATCTCGGATTCTATCAATGCCCGGTCGCAACGGGCTAACGCAAGCGCCTGCTCACGGGTGCAAGCGGCTGTTGTCCGGGAAACCATGAGACATCTTCCCTCTCCGGGTAGAACTGAATCCGGTCCACCGCCAGCTTCACCGGAGACTGCACCAGGATCGCGGCAACGCCCCAATACTGCTGAATGCTATTGATCACATCATGCGCGACCAGCACGTACTCGGTGTGGTTCGCAGTATCCACCGTGCTCCGCGCTTTCGGGACCGGAAGCGGCGTATTCTTCTCAGCCACCCGAGACTCGAACTGATGCCACCATACGCCCAGCCATCCCCCGTAATACTGCTGATCCCCGGCAAGCACGCAGGTGATCGAGTACGTAGGAATCGCCGCTGGGTTCTGGTCTTTGCCAATCAAAAACTCGCTCGCGTTACAGAGCATCTCGCGCACATGAACCGGAGGAGGGTACGTCGTCTGCGGTGTCGGATAAGCGGCCGGCTCCTTAAGCACGTTCTTCGCCGCGGGCGTCTGCTCCCAGATCGCTAACGTCCCGCCATTGCTGAACTCGACATATGAGATGTCTTTCGTTCCGTAAACGGTCATGGCTGCGACACCCCACACGCTCCGTACCCCCGCGTTGATGGGCTGCTCCACACTGACCGTCCGAGACCATGCCGACTTGTCAGTGAAATGCACGATGAGCACCCCGGAGTACGCCGGCTGTGATCCGGATAATCCGCATGTGACGCTGCGGGTGTCGCGTGGCCACGATACTATCTCGCAAAACATCTCCGCAATCGTTACCGTGCTCCCTAACTGTGTGACAACGTTCGTCGGAACGCTCTGCACCCCGGTCTTAAACGGGTCGTAGTTCGAGGTGGGAGAGCCGGCGCGAGGCTGCGCGTCAGGCCGTACCAGATCCGCCTTTTGCTTCGGGGGAGGGCCGGCAATCTGCAATAAGGCAAGCACAAGCGCAATCATTAGCCAATTAACTCAAAGTTCCGCTGCAACCCGGAACTGCCATTCCATCGAACCGCTGAAGCATGGTGCTCGATTCGGTCTACCAGTACCAGAGCTCGCGCCTCTTCCGATAACGGCTTATAACGCCCAGGCCACTTGGTATCAAGTCCACAGTTCCGCGCTACGTTTGTCGAGTCCACGCTGCTAAACGGGATATGCGCGAAGATCGTAGGATCCATCATGCGTAGCCCGTGCAGTTTGCATTTGGGATAACCCTCTTCGTCACACACTACCTTCATTGCTTCATTGATTCGTCCCCACCATCGCAGGGTACCGATGGTCGCGTACTCTCCGGATGACCCGAGGGCCACTCGAGGCCAGGACGTTGCTAAACATCGCAATCGCTCGAGCGACTCGTTCAAATGCCAGATCGGAACCCAGTGGAACGGCCAATGACCAGCGGTCACTGTCTCGATCAGCGCATCGTTCTCCAGTTCGGTGCCTTCGATCACGTCCGGAATCAGAGCCCAGTCAAAACCTGGATGTAACTCCCACTGTCGGACGAACTCAAGGTACCCCGGTACATCGAGCTTTCCGCCTTGCTTCCAAACCGAGTACGCACCGTTATCTATCGCAAACGATTGAGTGACCTCTGCGGCGAGTTCCATCTGTCGGGTGTCTGCATAAGACACCATTGCGTGCCGGCGAGTCCAGACTGCCAGCCCTACAGGCTGCGGCGTGATCGGGCCACCATGGTAGTGAATCATGCATTCGAGGCTAGCAATCTATCAGTAAACCTCGAGTACCGGAACTTGAAGGCGCTTAAAGCGAAAGGGCGGCCCATCGTACCCAGCATTCCGGCAATGGCAAGCACACGAAACAACGGTCTGGTGTTCATCGCCGGGGTAGCTAGTTAAGGAGGTGGACCACCCATAAATACAATAACCCCGCTGTCGGACGGGGCTATTGTTCTTGCTCTCGATTCTTTGGCTATTTTCTACGACGTAAGCTCCCATATCCCGCGGAAAGCGGCTTCGCGCCTCCTCTGATTTGAGCTATCGGGCTTGTTGAAACCCAACGCAAATCCAGTTTAAGTTATGCGCTAAAGCGAGGTGCGCGAGACAAATGCCTCGATTTCATCCTCGAGCCGCTGATGATCCGGATCCTGGCAGGTATCCAGATCAAGCGCATCAAGCATTGCAGCCGCGCCGGCATAGAACGCATGCTTAAACACATCTCTTAACAGCGCTCGCTCCTGCTCGCCTACTCCCTTCACTTCAGCGCAATACAGTTCAAACAGTTCGGCCATCGTTGTTAGCGCCACGCAAGCCACGCAAGGTATAAACAGGAAATCCACATCACGGCGCCGGCCAGCATCACCCACAACCAGGAGGGGCTCTTGATCAGGTCCCAGATAGATCGGTCAACGCGCAACGTGAGGGACTCCAATCACAGCACGGCCATACCCGAATAACCCGAGCAGCCACAGCAACAAGATGATGATCACTACTGCGTTGATGATCATCCGGATCGGCGGATCGAGAGGCAGGGAATGGTTGACGAAGTATAAAATAACCCCGACAATAATCAGCACGATTAATAGTTGAATTAAATCCATTACCTGCACCTCAATCTTGGAAGGCTTAGCTGGCGGGGGAACGAGGAGCAGCAACCCTCCACGAGAACGCAGTAAGTGCCTCTGGTTACCCGCATCTGCGCCTCGATACTCCCGGTTTATTTGGGTTCCGCTTTGGGCGGGGTCGGCAGGCCCTGATCCGGGTGTGCGCCCTCTTCCTTGACGCTTCCGTCGCGGATGATCTCCTGCCCGTAATCCGGATCGACTTCAATCCGTTCGCCAGGCTTGTGGTCCTTGCCATCCCTGTCTTTAAATGGACGAACAACAACTACCGACTTCTTTACAGCCATTGGGTTACTCCTTCTCTGTTAGTGATTTGGCGTGCGTGATAACTATATCGCCGAATCCTAGACGCAATCCTTGCATAAAATCAGCGAAATCTTCCGTGTGCAACCGCACCGTGCCCAGCCCGAGCGATCGTCCGTAAGTTAGGTGCACATCTGTGTAATCGGGCTTAACCACAACCCGGGATACCGTCACCCGGAGTTGCTTCGGCTTCGGCTCTTTCACAGCAGTGCTACTGAGGGCCCTTGATTACGTGCGCGTGACCTAAGTGAGCGATAGGATACGGAAGCGGTGGCTCAGTCCCGTAATGCAAACGGTAGGCAGCCGAATGATAGTGCGCCAGAAATAGCTTAACGCTCCAACGCTTTGCCCGTTCGTGCAAAGCCATCGCCGGCAACTTGCCACTCTCGAACAGTTTAATCAGGCCGTCATCCAGCTTTTTTGCTCTCGCCTGCTTCAGACGTTCCGCCGCTTGCAGTGCCAGATCTCCGCTGTCGTTGCGCTTCTGCTCATACGCTTTGCGCTCGAGGTACAGCTTGCCGTAGATATCGTCCTTGTGCCCGGATACTTTCACGAACGACTCGCCCATCAGCCAGCACAGCCGTTTGAGGCTTGCGTTCCAGGGGCGCTTCTGGCCCTTCTCCCACTTTGTAGTAGGGTCGAGACCGGCAAACCGCCAGATATGGCCTACCGTCGGGGCTTTCGTGATGTCGATGTTGGCGATCAGTCCTGATGAGATAACCGGGCCGATCCCGACAACCGCACGGCTCCACTCGCCCATCGGCTGCGCCGCGGACCACTTATCCAACACGGCTTTGATCTGGTTCTCGAGCACTACCAGCTGCCCATTGAGCCAAGTGATGAATTCCGAGGGCTCCTCACCTTCGAGCAGTTTGCGCTGCTGGTTGGCCGCGGCAATTCTATAGTCTTGCAGGTCATAGTACGAGTCCACGAAGTAGCGGGCCTCGCGAACCCCCATGAGTTTCGCGGCTGCGCGAAGGTCACGCGATAATTTCTGGACAGCTTCAGTGCTTGTGCTCACCGATTAAGCCTACTCTTTTCGCTCGAAGAATACGGTACTCTCTCGTACGGCGGCTCGCTCCTGCTACACGGTGCTCTCGACCATCTCGGCTCGCTCGGACAATCCGGTTCTCTCCTTAAGGTCGGCTGTTCGCTTTAGCGCTTCGCTCTTCAGCCTCGGTGCTCTCCCAGCACACGGCTCTTCGCTTCAGCGCATCGCTCAAGTATTCCGGTGCGCTCTCCTGACTTGGCTCGCTTTGCAGCCTCGGTGCTCTCGTGTAGCCCGGCTCGCTCCTGTACTTCGGTGCTCTCTAGGAGTGTGGCTCGCTCTCCTTATCCGGTGCTCTCCAAGGCCATGGCTCGCTCTCTACGTTCGGTTCTCTCAGTGAGTGCGGCTCACTCGGCTACATCGGTGCTCTCGGTGCTTGCGGCTCGCTTGGTCTTCCCGGTTCTCTCTTCTATGTCGGCTTCTTTCGCTTCGCGCCGGTAGCATAGCAGTCGCTGAGATGAATGCAAAAGAACGTACCTTATCTATCTTTCAGACGCGCCGATGTTTCTTCTTCCGTAGGCGATACCGCCACAGTATTAGGAGGTACCTCCGTTCTTGCCGTTGCTCCATCCTCGCGTTTATTGCGGGATGGCAGTTAGGACGAATGTTAACAGTGAAGCGCATAAAAGGATCGATTCTGGTTTAGGCTGGCGTCCTGTACTTTCATCAGGCGATAGGCCCCCCTTTCGGTAGGAACGCGCGGACTAAATTCCGCCGCCAGCCATACCAATAATGATCGTATTTGCAACGGAGATTCAGGCTGGAAACTTACCTTTATTTGCATCGGGCGAAGGACGCGCCGGAAGCACCGTTTTTGAAACACCAGTCCCATGACAGTCGCTGAGATCTACCGGACCTCGTGCGCGGAGTGGCCACAACAGGATCTCCGGCCACCAGCGCCATATCGCTGTCGCATACGCCAACAGCGTTCTCACTCCGTTGCCTTCGGTTGTGCCCCTTCGGGCATGAAGCTCAGCACCACTTCGCTCAGGCCTTGCAGCGGCGTGAACACCAGCGCGATCTGTCCATCGGTGCTCATCGTTCTCACGAGGGCTTCTGCGTATATCGCAAGCGTGGGTTCTTCATCCAATAACACGAAATCGATTGTATCCGCTTGGAAGCTCTCGCGGCCTTCCTGATAGGACTTGAGTTGTACCGAGGATACCCCGCCACTAATGTGCTTCACGTAGATGGTGTCGGTGGCCTCGGCAATGCCGGCTTTCGTTGTGCTGTAGACGATGTCATCGGCAGGAATCAACCCGGTGCCTCGAGCATTAGGAGGGCCCAGGAACTTCTCCTGTAGAACGGAACGCACGGTCTTCGATGTGTCCGATGCAGCCCATGCCTTGATGTGACTGTTGAACCGGCGGCCGGTCCACCACGCCGGGTACTTACCGGTGAGATGCAGCGTTGTCTCATACACGCCGGCCGATGTCTTGCCGATCCGGTTGGCTGCGACAAAGCAGCGTTCTCTGTGAGGAGAGCCGTCGCACTCGGGAGGACAGCAGCCTGGGATCGGCTCATGCGATCCGCCGGCTGCGAAGAACTGCATGTGCTTCGGGTAGAGTTCTCTACGGAAGTTGCCTTTCTCAGGAAAAAAGAACTCCAGCTTATTTCTCTGGCGCCTCGTCCTCTCCTGATACGCCGCTTGCAACAAGGCCTCGGGATTCTTCAGTACTGCCGGCAGCTTCAAGCGTGGAGATGAGGTATTCAAGGGCATCCTGAGGGACCTTGTTGAGGTTGATCTGTATGTTGCTCTGCACGTTAGCGGTCATCGACACGCTAGTGCTACTAGCATCGCGGTATTCCGGCATGCGCTTCTTGGCCGCAAACATCAGCAAGTTGTCGCTATAAACGGTCTCTTCGCCAACCTTCTTGCCGTTGTACCAAACTGCTTTCTGGACACCATCGACACCGCGGCGCCGGATCTCAGCCTCAAGACGCGCATCCGATTCGCGCTGGGCTGCCGCATAGGCATTCGCATAGTTGGGATCCACCAACCAGCGGTAATGGTAATTCCGGTCGATCCCCGTATTGATCGATGCCATCTCGAGGATGCCAAGTTTGGCTACCTCCGCAAGAAACCGCTGCTGCATGGCAGGAACGTTTGCCTTTACTACTGCTCGACGACCCACTTTATACGCTCGTATCGCTTAGAACCGAAAGGAAATAACTCCTATATTTCTCCGGTATTTTATCGAGGTGCCAGCAGCCCCTGATGTTGAAATACGACTCGTTCTTGTGGGGGGAGCCGAGGGGGCGTTTGTGATGCGAGCCCTCGAGGCTGAGAGCTGGATCGGGGCCGCGGAAGCGGAGCGACCGAAGACAATCGCCTTTGATGCAGGGATCCACGTTCTTGTGGGCTAGAAGGCTCTCCACGCGTTCGCGTGGTGCGCGGCAGAGGAGAGAGCCGGCGTGGTCGTAGACAGGCGTCTGGTGGAGAATGCGCAGCGTCTGGGCGTGCATGGATAGAGATGGAGGGTGGGGAGCCGGTTTCAGGCGGAAGCCAACGGGACCGGAACGTGGGTTGCTGTGGTTTCGCTTTAGCGCGGTACTGCTTTCAAGGATTGTCTACCAGAATCAGTGGGATGCGCAAGTCCGCAGTTTTACGGTAGGGTGACCTCCCGGTTTTTTACGGCTTCAGACAGCTCATCGATGGCTTTTGCGATGCCCCACAAGGCACGGGAGATGGCGAACAGGCCATCGACAACGTTGGCGGGTTCGAGGTTCTGGTCGGCTTCGTTGGGGGAGATCAGGCATTCGCGCAGTCCCCGGTAGGTTAGTTCTTCTTTGGTCATAGTGTTCCTTTCGTTACAGAGTTAATCCGCATTCTCCGCATTCTCCGCATCTCCGCACTCCGCAAACGCCAGCTAATGTATTCAACGTTACATTTGCGAAAGAAAAGCGGCGTGGCTCTGTGTGTGTCTGTAGTAGAGACTCTTCTTATACACACATAGAGAACAAAAGGCGAAACTGGTCTTGTACGCGCGTACAAGAACGTTAAGTGCATTACGATTGGGGCCTTGGGCGGGGTGCGGAGAAAGCGGAGAAAGCGGAGTAAGCACTCTCATAACGCCCAATACCGGATGGCGCGTCGCCCGCCCGTATCCTCCACCGCAGAGCGAACGCTCCCTCTCTCCACCAGCGTGGCGATAGCCCGATCCAGCTCCACGGCGAGTTTGTGACCGCCGAACAGGTTGTTCATGTTCCACCTGGTCATTCCGGTAGCACCTTCGATTCGCAGGGCCTTAAGGATGGTATCGGCCATCGGATCCCCGATACTGTCCGTAAACAGATATTGAGCGGATTGGTCGGCACGTTTCCAGATGGCAAGGCCAGCCCGCAGGTGGTTTATGCGGAGGATGGGCGAACAATCGAGCAAGGCGTAAATGAGGGATAACCGCAAGACGTGCGGGTCGGCGCGGCTGGTTATAACCCCCAGCATTCCGGTCTTGCTTTCGCTTAATTCGGGATATATCTTTTCCCACAAGCCGGCCGACTCGGAGTCGAACCCGATCGGTTTCGAGTTTGCATGTGTACGGCTAAAGCGAACGGCCTCTCTTAGCTGGCGCAGGATATCGCCGACTTCAACGTCCCCGCCGCCGAAGGGCAGCATCTTGGACCGCTTCACGCACATAAACAGGATGCGGTTAACAAACCCGTTGGCTTTTTCCGTATCAGTGAGTTTCCGGAGCAGTTCTTCGCGTGTAATGTGTCCGATCAGGGAGATATGAGCGCCTTGCACCTGAACCTTTTTTTGCCGGGTGCGGGTGGCAACGTTTCCGGAGTCCCACCCTTCGCGCATAACCGCGCTTAATGTTGATCCCTCGCGATTTACTACGGTAAGCAGGCGTGCGAATTCCGGCTCGATCACAAGGGCTCGTTTATCCTCTTCGTTGACAGCATCGAACAAAGCTTCTCCGCTGCCGAGCCCTGAGATTATCCGGTTATCGGCCCAGTGGTCATCGGCCGCATGGAGAAAGGCCCGGATACGTCCCCAGGATGTACCTTTCCGGGCTCTTGCTGTAGTGCCGACCAGGACGGCGAATTCGTTTGTGCAGTGATGATCGGCTTCAACGCGAACATAAGGACCACGGCCGATCAGGGATCCGAAACCAACCAGGAATTGAATAGTCAATGCGGCCGGATCGGATTCGGTATGAGGTTCAACAACTCGGACCAGAGCTCCGGTAACGCCGTACATTGCGTCTTCACCGAGGTCTTCGGGCCATTGCGGGAGAGAAGGCGCGGGTTCTTCTTGAGCATGGAGGCCTTCAGGATCACTTCCATTGGTTTTCTTGAGTTTCTCGTCCAGGGGCCATCGGGTATCGTTTGGGTCTATTTTGCCCATTTTTGCCGTTCTTTCTCGATGGTGTAAGCGATGAGGTCCTGGATGTGTTTGAGGTCATATTTGTTTTGACACTGTTCCTGGTTAATGGCGAGCAGCGTGGCTTCGATGATAACGGGGTCGATACCGTAAAAGACCAGGGATCCGGCGATGCTTTTCAGTGTTGGGTGCCGCTTTTTTTCCGCGATCTGTTGAGAGTAAGCCTCGGTTCCGGGAGGAGGGGCGCCGCGGCGTTTCTGTTTATCGCGGGCGGCTTTATTGGCTTCAAGGTTGCGAACCAGAAGAGTGAGATCGTCCTGGCAGTCGGCGATAACGCGGATGCCGTTTGATCGCCCTGTAAGGGTAAAGAAACGGTTGCGGTCGTAGATCTCGACATGGGCGGAATCGAGTCCATTTAACTCACTTTCGAGTTCAGGCTCGGGTATCCATTCGTGGCTGCTGTTTTCAGGTAGCCGGGCTTTACACCAGATCTTGTATCCGCTCCCGGAAGGAGACGCCTCGCCGTAAGTGTCCTTGAAGATATCGAGGATTCGCTGTGCCCAGCGGGGTGCTTCATCCGCATCGGAACGCCATATATTGTCGAGGTCGATGCCGCAATATGGGTCATTGGGTGTGATGACAAACGAGATGCCATCACAACGCTTGTTTTCCAGTTGTTTGAGGGCGTAGTCGAGGGTTGACCAGTCCTGGGGCTGGTTGGATGCGGCGAGAGTTTTAGCGGTGCATTTGACGATGCGTTTTCGTGGCTTTTTGCCGTCCGGGCGAGGCTCCCAATCCCAGATGACGTACTGTTTGAGGGCTTTGAGCTCCTCGGGAATAGCGGCTAGAATCTCTTTTGTAGATAGTGGCGAGTAGAAATCGTGTATATTAAGCATAGGCATAGCAACGTCGTGTATAGACCTTCCTAGGGTGTGTACGTCGGCATTTGTGATCCTCGCAACAAGAAAGTCTGAGGGCCTGATACGCCGTGGAAAC